CGTCGTCTGACATCTCAAAATAGTAGTCAAAGGTGTTAATGCGGTGGGCTAATTCTTTTATCATAATTTATTAAAAATGGTTTCGTAAGCGTCTATTTTTTCATCTAAAAAATCTACTAAATCTTCGCTATTAGTTTGTCTGCGTCTGTACTCTAAAGCCGATATTTCGTCTTTGATTAATAGAGCTATTAACGCTCTCTGTTCTAAGTTTAAATTTATTATCATAATGCAAATATAGTGTTTCTTTTTAATACAAGGTTATTTTATTTTCAACTTGTAGGTTAATTTTTTTCTTTTAATTTTAAATCTATAAGCTCAATAAATAATACTACTATTCAAGCTCGCCTTGTATAATCCATCTTAATTTTTTATGCTCTTTTAATTTGCCATAAACGACATCGGTAACTACAAATCTTGTGCTTTCTTTAACGTCTTTTAGCATTAATTTGCTTAATCCTTTTAATTGTTTAAAGTCTTGTAAATATATACCGTCGCCTAAGTTTGGTCTTGATGCTATTTTTATTAATGTTTGCTCATCAGAGCATAAAAAATTTATTAAAACTTTCATATTATTTTTCTTTTAATTTTAAATCTATAAGTTCAAGAAGGCATACAAAGCCAGTTATAAAACTAATTGCACCGTAAACCTGATAGTCTACAAGTGAAACCATAAAACCCAAAGGCATCATCATTGTGCCTACTCTGCAAATTAATTCTTTCATTATATCAAATTTTCTATTTTAATCAGCTTATATTCCCTCATAGTTGTAATTATAGCACATCTTACTTTAGATGCATCCATAAAGTATCTTTCGCTTTTCCTCATAAAATCCTGCCAATTACCATCAGGATAGTTTGCTTCATCCATCGCAAAGTATAAAGGTATTACTTTCCCATATTTTTCGCCAATCGCAATTATACGCTCAATAGTAATCAAGCCCATTGGCGTAATAGTGTTATTAGCATTTAGTATATGAGCATTGTATGCAGGTTTTTCTTTTGTTCCTTCGTTAGTAGAAGTGAAAGCAATTATAGCTTTTTCAGTCGGTAAAAACTGACCTCTGTAATTTTCTACTTTCTGCCAGTCTATTTTTTCAATGTATTTCATTTTTGTTTTTATACTGCAAATATAGTATTAAACTTTAATACCAAACAATTTTTAATTTATTTTTATTTCGACCATATCCTCAGCTCCTTTACCGCTTGTAATTAAAATGCTTTTAATGACTTTATAGCCGTCACTCTCGAAGATTATATCTTCTATCATTTTAACCATAGCCACGCAGTTAGAAGCGTCTAAAGGTCTGCTCTTAAAAGCGAAGTGGTATTCAGTATCGTAACTATTAGAGGCTGGTAGCACATCCTTAAACTGGCTTTTAACAATTAGCGTATAGTTGTCTTTTATCTTCTTACGCTTTGTCCAATGCATTCCAGCGTACCACTTGTTAAGGCTAATCTTAGGAAGGTCTTTTAAAATTATTGTCATATTACAAATTTATTTTTTTTATTGGATTATATAACTATATTTGCAGCCGTGATACATTATTTTAACTTAAAAATATTTGGTATATGGGTAGGACATCTTAAAAATGTATCACGACCTACCCTTTATACCTATAAAAACGTGATACGAAATGGCAAAAGAACTTCCTTATTTTAAATTTGAAACATCAGAGTGGGACAACGGGACTATTCAGATGTGCAGTAGAGAGACAAAAGGTTTATTTATAGATTTATGCTCTATGTACTGGGCAAGGCTCGGAGATATAAAAACTAAACTTGCATTACAAAAGCTATGCAATGGCAATGCAAATGCATTACAAGAGCTTATCGAAGAAGATATAATACAAATTTTAGATGAAAAAATAGTCATCTATTTCCTTGATGAGCAGTTAAAAGAATTTAACGCAGTAAGCGACAAAAGAAAGAAAGCAGCTAATAAACGATGGGAGCAACCTACTGAAAATAAGGCGGTTAATGCAAATGCATTACAAGTGCAAAGCAAAAGCAATGCTATAAGAGAAGAGAAGAGAAAAGAAGAGAAGATAATAGATATAGATAGCAGTAAACTGCTAAGTCTGTTTAACTCTATTTTAGGTAAGCAAACAAGAATAATAAATACTAAAACTAAAACTCAAATAAAAGACAGACTAAAAGAAGGCTATACAAAAGAGGATATTGTAAACGCTATACGCAACGCAAGCAAAGACCCTCATCACATAGACTCTAATTATAAATATCTAACCTTAGAATTTTTAACGAAACCTGATAAGCTCGATAGGTTTGTAAATATGGGAGACTTTAAAATTAAGACTCAAATACTATGATAAAGCCAAGCAGCGAAATACTTGACCAGCTTATGAGCTTACATAAAAACGGTATTCCAGAGGGGAGTAAATTAGGTTTAAGCTCTTTTGATAGTCAGTTAACATTTGTTAAGGGAGGATGTACAGATATAACGGGTTATCCTTTCTTTGGTAAAAGCCTTTTTTTAAAGGAGATAATGATGGGACTAACACTTAACGAAGGTTGGAGACATTGCGTTTATATGCCTGACGATGGCAGCGATACAGAGGTAATATCTAACCTAATGCATAAACTAACTGGCAAGACATTTCAAAAGGACTATCCTAACACAATAACCGAGAAGGAAATAAGTAAGTATAGTACTCAGCTTTGCGATAGCTTTAAGTTTATATCCGCAGAGCATAACATAGAACCAGAAGCGTTTTGGAACTATGCTAAGGAGAACAAATGCACCTCAGCGGTAATAGACTCCTGGAACTATTTAGCTCACAAAGGCGAACCAACTAACGCAGACTATTTACGTAAGATACTATCGCTCCGTAATAGATTTATGGATGTAAACAAGATGCATTCATTCATAATTATTCACCCTAAGAACCCAGACCCAAAACAAGTGAAAGATGGCAGCGTTAAGAAGCCGAGCGTATACGATTTAATGGGCGGCTCTGAGTGGAATAACAACGGTAGAAATATAGTCGTAGTTCATAAAGAGTCAAAAGACAACCACCAACCGTATAAGATAACCGTAGACAAGGTTAAACCTAAATACTATGGTGAGCTTGGAGAGTGTATACTTCATATTGATTGGGCTACTCAAAGGTTTTATGAGTTTGACCACATACACAATACCAAAAAATATGCCTACGCTACTGAAGAGATAGTAGTAGACCCAATTAAAGATATATTCGCAGTAACTAATGACCAACCTTTTTAAATTATGAATGTACTAAGCTTATTCGATGGTATGTCTTGCGGTCAGCAAGCACTCGAAAGAAACGGAATTAAAGTAGATAATTACTTTGCAAGCGAAATAGATAAATATGCTATTACGGTAACTATGGCAAACTATCCTAATACTAAACAGATAGGAAGCGTTATAGATGTAGATGGTTATTCTCTACCTAAGATTGATTTATTAATGGGCGGCTCTCCTTGCCAGTCTTTTTCCTTTGCTGGAAAACGTAAAGGTATGTCAACTAAAGACGAACAAGAGATTTTAACTTTAGAGCATTACTTAGAATTAAAAAAAGAAGGCTTTGAATTTGAAGGTCAATCGTATTTATTTTGGGAGTATATGAGATTACTAAATGAGACTAAACCTAAATACTTTTTACTTGAAAATGTAGAGATGGGAGAGCGTTGGGAGAAGGTGTTAAGTAAAGCAATAGGAGTAAATGGCATACATATTAATTCATCTTTAGTCTCAGCTCAAAACAGAAAGCGTATTTATTGGACTAACATTGGATTGGAGCCCTCAGGATTATTTGGAGATTTAGCAAGTATAATTCAGCAACCAAAAGACAAAGGGTTATTATTAAAACACATTTTACAAGATAGTGCAAATTCAAATTATTATTTAAGTGAGAAAATGGTTAATTATGTTTCGAAAACGGGAACAAAAAATTTTTATTATAAACCAGAATTTGCAAACCTTGAAGGTAAAGCAAAGCCAATAGTTACAAAACACATTTATAGAGCTGGTACGACAAATTATATAAAAGAAAACGTTGATGAAAAGTATTTTTTAAGTAAAAAGTTTTTAAATTTTTTAGACTCTCATAAAGAACGACATAACTCTAAAGGAACTGGATTTGGATTTACAATAAAAAAAGAAGAAGACAAAGCAAATTGTTTAAGAGCAAACGCCTCATTGTGTCCAACTGATAATATAATTAAATCAAGAGAAGTTAAACAAGTAAACCCAAGTTTAGAAAGTGGAGGGGTTCAGCCTTACCAACAAAATAGAGTTTATGATATAAACGGTATAAGCCCTTCTTTATGTGCTAATCTTGGAGGGGATAGAAGCTACCTTTCAAATCTACCAAGAATAAGAAGACTAACACCTATTGAATGCGAAAGGCTACAAACAGTAAAAGACAACTACACCAACTACGTTAGCGATAGCCAAAGATATAAAATGATTGGTAACGGATGGACAAT